TCATGCGGGCTCGCGCATCACACCGAAGTGGCGCACACTCCCGGACAGACCCGGGATTTCGCGCAACGGGGACCAACTGACCAGCCCGTCCGCGCTGTCGGAGTAGAGGTACTTGCCCTCGGTGTAGGCGTCGAGGTAGATCCGCCAGACCCCGTCCGGCAGCTGGACGACGGTGGGGCCCTCCACCAGCGTGCCCCAGTTTCCCGGCGGGACGAAGGAGTAGGGGCCCGTCGCCGACGGGGCGACGGCGTGCTCGACCACCTTGGTCGCCTCGTTCTTGGTGAACGCATGGTAGGTCGATCCCACCTTGACCACGGTGGTGTCGATGTGGTCGGCTCCGATCCCGGCGAGCGGCACGGGCAGACTCCACTGCCGGAGCGAGGGTTCCAACGCCGTCAGCAGATACGGCACGAATCCCCCGCCGGTCGACATCGACAGGATGACGTTCACACGGTCACCGTCCACGAACCATTCGGGCGCCCACGCCTTCGTAGTGAACGGGGACAGCGACGGTCCGTCTGCCGAGCCGGCCGACCCGGACGAGCCCGGCGGGCTCGCCGACCCCGTGCCGTCGCCCGTCCCCGGCATCAATGCGCAACAGAACGGAACCGGTAGGTCACCCATGTGCGTCCAGTTGACGCGGTCACTGCTGCGTGCGAACCCGATGCTCGCGCCGCCGCCGTTCGTGTACGTGATGTAGTACAGCCCATCGGAGTTCCGGAAGATGCTCGGGTCCCGCACGAGCCCGGCCGGGGGCCGGTATGCCGCCGGCCGGACCATCTCGAACTGGGTGCCGTCTCCCGACTCGAACACATCCATGTCCTGGGCGCTGGTGTTGCTGAACGCCACCATGGTGTATCGCCACTCCGACGGCGGCGCAGCCCCGCCTGCCCCCGATGCCGCAACCAACAGGCCTGCGACACAGAGCATCACCATCGGTACAGCGAGAAGGCTTCGCTTGGCGAGCGTCACCTCTGCAGCATCCATGACAGCAGTCGCGCCCCGTCGCGCTTCGCCCACAGGGATTGGCAGATCGTTACCGACGAAGGGTCCAGGCACCCGCGGACCGGCGCATCGTGAACGACTGGCTCACACTGCTTCCGGACGCTCCCGACGACCGCGGCATGATTGACTCGTGCCGGAACTACTTGTCCCACTGGTGTGGCTGATCCTGCTGTCGGCGGCCATCTGCTGGTGCCTGGCGCGCCCGTCCGCGCGGTCGGCCACGACGACACTCGTCGCAGCCGCCGTGTGGCTTCCGGTGAACGGCCCGGTCGAAGGCCCCGTCCTATTGGTGGTCACACCCAGTCACGGGCTCACCGTGGCAGACCTGTTGTCGGCGGTTGCCGCCCTGGCTGCCCTCAGGGCATATCGACACGTCCGGCCCTGACCGGACACCACTAGACGTTGAAGCGGAACTCAATCCTGGGAATTGAGGACAACGAGGAGTGCCGATGAGAACGCTTCTACCTGGGGAAACTGCCGATAGCCGACCGAGGAGCACCGACATCTACTGACACTGCTGCGTACTCACTGCGTACCCACGCCTCGCTCGTCGTGCTAGTCAGCCTCGTATTGGAACGAGTACCAGGCGTAGTCGTCGCCGACGGTCTCGGCGCGACGATATGCGAGCCCACGCGGATTCTTGTGCCCATCCTGGTGGGCGGCGTATCCCATGTGCTCCTCACCTGCGTTGATAATTTCGTCGGATGTCGCATCAGGACTGAGAATGAGCCTAAAACTGTAGGTAGCCACGGATGGACACGGTAGACGCAGTACCGCCCAACTGGTCTGATTGAATCCAGAACCATGAAACGGACAATCGCCACCATTGCCTTATCCGCTGTGGCCGCGCTGGTGCTCGGAGGGTGCTCCAGCTCGGACGACGACTCGACCACTTCGGTGCCAACTGCCGAGCTTGGCGCGAGTCAGACCGTGACGGGAGGCGGCTGGAAGTCAGACGTGACAGTCTCCGATCTCATCGTCCGCGAGATGGACTACTACGGCGAGATCAAGCCGGAACGTCAGTACCGGGCGGCAGTGTCGGTCAAGTCGACCGAAGGCGAGACGCCCATCTCCTCACTCTCCTTCAAGGCGGTCGCCGCGGACGGGACCACAATGGGCCTCTCGCTCGGCGGCGAGTCCGACGAGATTGACGCGTCCGGCACTATCCCCGCGGGGAGCGAGCGGAAGGGGATGGTGACGTGGACCGGCGCGCCGGGCATCACTATCACGGAGATTTCGCTCCTTCCCGACGGCCTGTTCGCGGCGGCAACATGGACCGTTCCGGGCGCGCCGGCCTCCGCTCCCCCGTCCCGAATGTCCAACCATGACGAGATCATCGCGAGGACGTCGACACCGGCCGCGGCGGCGGTGAGCACGGTGGAGGCGCCGGAGCCTGCGGTGACGACCGCCCCTGTTGTGACGACTGCCCCGCCTGCGGTTCGGACGTACGAGGAGCCTGCGCCCACCACGGCGCAGTGGCCGATCGGAATGACAGGTGCGCCCGGTCACGATTCCCCGGCGCCGATGGTGGGTAAGACGGTGGACTACTGCATGGATCAGTCGATGTATCAGCGTGGCACAACGAAGTTCACTGACGGCACGACGGGATGGACTGAGCAGTGCGCCTACGGCGGCTGACGGTCGGACATTGCGCGTAGATTGCGGCGCGTGGCTTGAGGCAAGTGAGCCATCGAATGCCCCGAGCGGCTCTCGGGGCATTCGTCATATCTGGCCATCCAATCGCTTGCACATCTCATAATGACCATGTATAGTAATCATGTACGGCAAGCCAGCCGGTACGCACAACAACTACAGAGAGGGGATCGCTTGGAAGCGTTTCTATACTTCCTCGCCTCCACCGGAATCACGGTGGTGCTCGCCTTCAAAGACGAGATCCGGAACACGCTGAAGCGCCGCAAGCGCAAGGGCCGACACCGGAAGCGTAGGAAGTAGAACCAAGGGACCGGGGACAGGAGATGTCGACAGCAACTCCTGGACCCGGTCCCACCCAAGGATCCCACCTCGGGAAAGGACCAGCAATGCGGAAATACATCACCCCCGCCGTGGGGCTCGCAGTCGCAAGCGGCGGATGGATCGCCTACGGCGTCCGCAACGGATGGGGCCCGCTCGCCACCGGCACCGCGCTCGCCATCTGGGCCGGCGTCATCGGCATCGCAGTCAGGCAGGCCCGGCGTCATGCCTGACCCGATGCACTACCTGTCGGCGAACCAGGTAGCCGAACGCATCGGCGTGAAGCCACCGAGCCTGAGCCGGTACAAGTTGCCGCCAGCGGATGCGATCACGGGCCCGGTCAACGAAGACGGCAGCCTCCCGCGTGGCACCACACGCGGGTGGCTGCCCGCCACCATCGACGAATGGAACGCACGCCGGCCGGGACGCGGCGCGCGAACCGACCTCCAGGGCGGTGAATCATGAGTCGGCCTGCGCCCGCTTGGGTACCGTGGGCGGTCCTCGCCGTAGCGGCGATCGGCATGGTCGGATGTGTCGCGAACGCAACCTACGCCGCCGCAATCCTGTGGGCCGCCATCGCGGCGTGCTCAGCTGCCGTGCTCGCTCGCCGCCGGATGCGTCAGGTGCGACTTGAACGGGCCGAGCAGGCAGCTCATGACGCTGCGATCGCAGCCCGAGCCGACGCCCAGAACGAGGCGTACCTCGACGGTGACACAACAGGTTTGTACGGAAAGTACCGGCCAACCGACCCGATTTAGTAGCCTGATCGCGTGGATTCGGTACGGGAGGGAAACCGCAGGATCCACAGAACGCCCCGAGCGGTACTCGGGGCGTTCGTTTTTGAGATGCGTCGGCATTGCATCATTCCTGCAGCCGACGCTTTCGCATCTTCACGCCACTAGCCGACGCGAGTAGCGTCGAACCCGCGGCCCAGCCACACGCGCGTACTGGACTCGTACAGCGCCTACGAATTGGGGCCGCATCCCGGGGCGATGTCCGTGGCAGACACGTCGTCGCGGGTGATGGAGGCGGCGCCGCGTCTTGAGCGAACACGCGGCGTCGTCAGACGGGCGGCGTCGTGTGACGGGCGAGCTCCGCGGCGCCGCTCGCTCGAATCAACCCCACATGGACGACATGTCAGGTACGGTCGATTCGCCGCAAACGTCGAAAGCCATCCTCGACGCGGCGCGGTGGGGCGAGGCCGACCCAGAACGGTTCTCGCCTCACCTCCAAACAACAACAAGCCCCCACCCTCGGAAGGGTGGGGGCTTCGTCATGCTTGGTCGATCCTCAGATCTTCGAGATGAACAGGTTGAGTCGGCCCGCGTCGATGGTCAGGTCGCTACTGCTGCTGGCTCTCACGGTCGGCATGACGAACTGAGCGGACGGCACCGTAATCGTCTGCACGGGCCGATTCCAGGAATTACTGTTCGCCGATCCCGCGATGACCTGGTTCTGCTCGGCGCCGACACGACAGCCGACGGACCAGTTGACGCCCCATCCGACCGAGTAGAGGTTCCAGATCAGCTCGTACGTTCCCGCTTCCAGGAAGATGCCGGAGCCCGGCACGCGCGGCAACTCGGTCGCGGCGTTCGCAGTCAAGGTCGCCTCGGTGATCTGGTTCTGGAGGAGCGTCACCGGCGTGAGCTGCTCGTAGTATCCGCCCGTCCGATAGGACAGCTTGGTGGTGTCGGCAGCGAGGACGCGGTACGAGGTGATGGACGATCCCGCGCTGGCATACAGCTCGAGCAGGACGTCGGTGCCATCCGGCACGACAACCTTTGCGGTCCGCGAGTCGGTGGCGCTGGTCCCATCTGTCGTACCGAGAACCGCTCCGTTGCCGCGAACCTGTACGCCGCGGTTCTGGTTCGCGGTCGAGGACGTCGCCATCGTTCCCTCCGCCACGAACGCCGAGCGCCCGCTGACCAGTAGCCCGTTGGCGGCCTGCGCTGCCGCGACATCGGTCTCCGGAAACGCCGGATCGAACTTGAACCCGGTCACCTTCTCGTAGTTGTTCTGCGAGAGCTGCTGCGTGCCGGACTTGAGCACACCTTGCCGCGGAATCGACGACGACCACAGCACCGCCCCACCGCTGCTGATCTTCTTGACCGCCATCCCGCAGGCGCCGACCTTCTTGATCTGACCGACGCCGGGAAAGCTGATCTTCCCGGCCATCACGCACCCCGCAGGTAGATCGTGTTCGCGGCCTCGTTCGCCCCGTTGTTCGTTGCCGCGTTGTACTGGGCTTCCGTCCCGACCCACACCTTGAGAGCGGCCGGCGTGCCGTTCTTCGATCCCTGGACGGCGGTCGCCGCCTTACCGAGGTCGTCCTGCACGTCCTGGGCGAGGAAGCCTCGTGGCAGACCCACTAGCTCGCCGTCCTGCGTTGCCGCCTGCATCAGTAGCGCGGCGAACATGAAGACGACCAACACTTCTGCAGTGAGCTGGGTTGCCCCGACTGCCCCGGGTTCGATGTCGACACCAGGGATCCCCGGGGCGGGCTTCCGGTAGGCCTCCGCGTCGAGGTCGGCGATGCCCTTGTCCATGCGGTTGAAGTTGGCGGCGGACATGGGCGTCCCGCCTTCTTCGCCGTCCTGCCAGTTGACTCGTGTGTACGGCGGCATCTACTCCTCCTCCGGGTACAGGGTGGTTGCCGGGAACAGTCCCGAACTCGGGTAACGCGGCGGGATCTTCACCACCGCGGACGCGCTGGCATCCATCGAGGCAGGGGCTGCCGCGAATCCCTCGATTGCGACGCTCGCGGATGCATCCATGCTCGTGACGACAGTCGCGACGACGATCGCCACCGCTTCGCCCACAATCCCAGCGGCGCCGTCCATTCCGGCGGCCGCACCGACCGCGACAGCCAGCGACAGCGTCGCGGACGCGGTGCCGTTCATGCTGGCCGACGCGTCGATGGCACGATGCGCGTACGGCTGCGAATCCATGACGACCGCAGCGTCGACCATCGCGACCACGCCGACGGCGGCAACAGCTGCGCCCTCCATGCTCACGCCGACGGCGCGGACGGGAACGACGATCAGCGAGGCCGCTGCGAGTCCGTCCATCGATGACACGGCCTCACGGACGGGGGCCGGTGGCCGCGGGAAGGGAACCGCCACACCGCGCGCCGACGGCAGCGCGACAATCGCGCGGTCCACGGTCGGCAGCGCGGCGATCCCCCGGTCGGCGACCGGGAACTCCACGGCCGTCATCGTCACGTCCAGGCAACGTAGTTCGCGTTGAACGACGGCGTCACCTTGATCTCACCCGCCGGGGTGACCGTCGCGTCGACTGTGTCGATGATGTCGAGGAGCGTGGAGCCGTTCCATCGACACATGTGCGTGGCGGTGCCTTGGAACTTGAACGTCATCTGCGAGCCGGTGACGACCCCGCTCGTGGCTGATCCGAAGGTGGTCGCCTGACGGGTGTACCCGTTCCCGGATGCCTCGTTCGCCGTACCAGCTGCGCCCGGGTTCCCGATGTGCAGCGAGTACGAGTTGCCCAGTGATGCCCAGTGATTCGCCAGCGCGTTCGCGGTGGCGAGGACAGTGTTTGCCATGCGGTCTCCTAGAAGTTCTGCCGGGTGAAGTCAGTGCGCAGTGCGCGGCCGCCCATCCACACGTAGTCGTCGGTTGTCGATGTCGCGTCGTTCGGATACCTGACGAAGATCTCGAAGGCGGTGCCGTCCGGGATGAGCGCCGCGGTGCACGCGGTGGACTCGACACGCCATCTCACGGTGGCGCCGTGGATCTCGCCCGGCCACGTCACGCCGTTCGCCCACTTGATCTCGATGACCGTGTCGGGTGGAATCGCGCCGGCCTCGTTCGTGCGCTCGAATATCCAGTCCCCGTTGGTGAGTTCGATCGTCTCGTCGATGGGGCTCCAGCCGAGGGTCACGGCGTCACCTCCCCTGTGGAGTAGTTCATGGCAGCCTCCAGTAGTGGGTTGAGTTGCTCGTCGACCGCGCGCTGGAGGTCGCCATCCCACTGCTGGACCCACGCGGGCGTGGGCCCTGTCATCAGCAGGAGCCAGTCACCGGAGTCGGGCAAGGCGCTTGGGTCCCGTTCGATGCGCGTCTGTCCGGTCGTCGTGTTGATGAGCCACCAATGCCTGGCGACCGGCTCGATCTCGGCGAGGCTGGTGAAGTCGGCGAGCTCCGCGGCGGTGATGGAAAGGCGTCCGTTGTCGATCATGACGATGCCCCTACTGCCGCCCACATCAGTTTGCTGCTGTCGTAGTTCAGCGAGCTCATGGAGATCGAGACCGGCAGCGCATCAACGTTGTTCAGGTACGCGTGCCGCGCCTGCGGGATTGTTCCCGCCTGCTCCTTGACGCCGGTCTGGAAGATGCACCCGATGCCGCGCGGCTTCTGCACGAGGCCCGGCGCGATCTGCAACGTGGCCACCGCGAGAAGTTGATCATTCGCGGCGGCCTGGGTCATGCCGGTGCCAAGGTGGTATCGCATCCGCTGCCCTGTCAGGACGTTCAGCAGATTGCCGGAGTTCCACAACAGCTGCATTCGATCGTTGTTCTTGTCGTAGACGTAGATACCGACGTACCAGGCGTCGATGTCGAAGAGGTTGGTGTCGGCGCCGGTGATGATCCGCACCACCTCGAGCGGGGTGGGAGTGTCGCGGCCGCCGCGCAGGAACGCCATGTCCAGGGTTCGCTTCGCCTGCGAGAAGACTGGGATGTCCGACAGCGTGGTCGAGGTTCCGTCGAAGTACCGGACGCGGTTCATCATCGTGTCCGGGAAGGTCACCAAGTCCCAGCCGCCCGTGGACGCCCAGATCGGCGTCGTGGTTTCCATCCCCGCGAACTCCTCGAGGTCCGCGATCTGCTCACCCTGGGTTTCGATGAGCAGGTTGTGCGCGTCTACGCGGGTACGCATGAAGTTGACGCCGTCGCCGAACAGCTTGATACCGTTCGACGAGGTGACGATTCGGCCGGCCAGACCCGACTTGAACGCCTCCGCGCTCTCGGCAGCCCACGCGGCGATTCCACCCGCACCCGACAGTGTTCCATCGGGGTGTGATCCAGGCGCAAGGCCCATTGTTCACATCTCCTTATCGAGGATCTCCGGCAGCTTCGGCTCGGGCGGGATCTCCGCGTCGGGCACGTGATGACGCAGCAGGCCGCACAGGATTGCGATGTGCACCGACTGATCGCGGATGAACTTCGCTGCGGCCTTGATGATTCCGCGGTCCTTCTCGCCCTGCTTTTCGAGCTCGGCAACGCGCGCCTCCGCGGCCTTCACTCGAATGGCGAGACGACTTGTCCACGCGGTGAGCACCGCGGTGGCGGCGATGCCGAGGGCCTGGATCGTGTCCGGCGACAGCCATTTCAGGATCGAATCGAGCACCCTGTCACCCCCTGATGAATGGGTCGACGTACTGCTCGCGAAGATCCTGGGCGGCCTTCTGCAGCTGCGATTCCGCCTTCTCGATGGCAGGCTGCGCGCGCGCCGAGTAGGCGTCGAGCGCATTGGTGATCACCTGCACGCCGTCGGCGGAGATCGTCGCGGGTTTCGGGGAGAGGTTGCGGCGGGCCAGTTCGCCGCCACCGAGGAGCGCCAAGCCGCCGATGCCGGCCACGATCCGATCGAGGCTGCTGGTGATCTGGTCGCTTGTGGCTTGGTCGACGACCCCGCTGGCTACGAGTACGACGAGAGCGGCGCCGAGTACGACCTGCGCGACGTAGACCCACTTGCGGGTGTTCGGATTGTTCAGCATCACTTGCCCCCCAGAAGTTGGTCGAGCTTCTTCTCGATGCGGACCTGGCGGGCCGCGATGGTCTGCACCAGCGCGACCAGCGACCGGCCGACGTCATCGGGTACGTCCGCGTACTCGGGACGGATGTCGTAGCCGTCCCACACGGCTTCATTCCACAGGTCCGCCCACATCGCGTACGGCCAGGCGTTCTCCGGGTCGCGGGTGGACTCGTTGACGTTCTGCGGCCGGTTGATCTTGCGGAGCAGTCCTGGGTGAGGGCGCAGCTGGAGCGCGCCCTCCTCGACGACGTTGGTCACGGTGTCTCCTGTGGGGAGTAGCGCGGCGCCCATATCGAGGCACCGCTGATAGCGGGTGGATCGGTCGGCGATGCCGTTCAGTCCGCCATTGATGGCACGGGTGGCGCCGTCGAGGTTGCGGGCGTCGGCGAGCGCGTTGAGCTGCGGGCGGGCGGCGGTCCAGTACCAGACCGCGCCAACGAACCCGTACCGGTCGGAAGCGAGGTCGTCCGGGTTGTCGACGAAGTACGTCGGCGACGGGGCCAGGCCGCGGCCGTGCGCCCAGCGAGAGCACTCGGTGTAGTTGTGCCGGCCGGTGACCTGGATCGGGCCGCGGCCCTTGAACCGTCGGCCGTCGCCGGGCTGCGTGTTGCCAAGGTCGCGGCGGCCCTCGTAGTCGGCGCCGGATGCGAGCTCTTCCATCCACAGCAGGCCGTTCGACTCGTGGCCGAGCTGCGCACACCACATCGCCGCGCGCTCGACTGTCGTGCACCCGGCCTCGCGCATCGCGGCGGTGAACGCGGGCAGCAGCGCGGTGTACCGCTCGCGCGAGACCGTGCCGCCCATCGCCTGCGCGAACGCGTCGACGTCCATCCCACGCGGTGCCGGCGCCGGGGCGGGGGCTGGTTCGGGCGCCGCTTCGACGTCGGCGAACGCGTACCCCTTCGGCGGGATCAGCGTCGCGAGCTGATCGAAGCCGAGCCAGTACCCGAACGGCGCGAACCCTGAGTCGGCGATCCACACCGAGCGCCGCTCGTCGTCGTAACCCATCACCGCCATGTAGTGGTAGACAGTGCCGCCCGAGTACGCAGGCGAGATCGTCGACGGCGCGACCGCGCGCGGATAGTTCGACGACGGGGCAACGATATTCACGATCACGCCCCACCCGGCATCGATCGACCGCACGATGTCGCGCCACAGCCGGGCGCACTGCTCGACGGTCGGTGGATCGTTCGGCATCAGCACCGACGTGTACCGGGCATCGGGGACTCGCTGATCGAGAACCCGCTCGATCTGACCGATGAAGTCGGTGCCGTTCCAGGTGGTGCCCATCTCCTCCGCGAGAACCGACTCCTCGACGTGGATCCCGCGCGAGTTGAGCACCACCTGCGCCGATGCGGGCCCGCACCAGTAGCCGGTCTCTTGCCGGACGATCGCCCGGTCGTAATCCAATTGCTTGACTGTCACAGCCCCTCCCTCTGTCGTCGAGCCAGTTCCTTGTAGAACGCCGACCGGTCGCCGGGCGAGAGCGCGTCGACGGCCCTCTCGAGCTCGGTGGTGTCCGGCTCCGGGGTATCGGCGGGGACCCAGATCCCGGCGCCGGTCCACATCGACGGGTCGCCGCCGCGTGAGTGCAGCAGCTTGATCGTCGCCTCGGGCATGTGCCCGCACGCGTCACAGACTCGACGCAGGCCGAAGTCGTGGAGGTGCCAGCTCATCAGCGAGTAGTACGGGGCCGGCATCAGGAACGCGGACTCGTTCATCCCCGGCGGCGACATGAACGCAGGCCATGCCATCTCCTTCGGATCGGCCGGATCACAGTTGTCGACCGTGGGGATCTTGTCCTGGTCGATCTCCTTGATCCGTTGCTGCAGTCGCTGTCTCAAGTGGCTGTGCATCTAGAACACTCCTAGTTCCTTGGCTGTGGCCTTGGCCTTCTCGGCGATCTGCATCAGTCGCACAACCGGATCCATCTGGGCCTCACCGTTACCGACCTCAATCGTGTAGCCCGCTCGCTGGCCGCGGCCGCCGGACAGCGTCAGCTTCGACACCCGGTCGATATAGAGGCGGCGAGACTTGTCGCCCTTGATCAGTCGGGAAACACGGTCGCCCTTCCAGAAGTGACCCTGCCCCTGGTCGCCGACGAGATACGGTGCACCGTCAGCGATTTCCATCGACGAGGACGACCACGAGCGGGTCGCCCAGCGGCCGGAGCGGATGACCATGATCGACGACAGGGTGTAGGCCTTGCCGCCGGAGTCGATGAAGTACTCGAAGTACCCGAACCATCCGGCGTCCCGGGCCCGGTCGAGCAGTTTGACCGAGATCCACGCGAGGATCGTGTCCTCATAGAACATCTTCGCGATCGCATCGACAGAGCCGCCGATACTGCCGATCTGGAAGAGGTTGCCGATGATGTCGAAGATGCCCTGTACCGCGGCCGACAGGGTTTCGTTCACCCCCGGCATCGAATGGCCGCCGGTGTTGATGACCTTGCCCTTGGCCGGTGACTGTGTGAACGACCCGAACTTCACGCCCGGGCTCTTCGGATGGAAGAACACGTAGGGCGCACGCCGGTTCGTATTGAGTCGGCCGGGGATCCGGTAGTCGCCGATCACCGGCGCCGTGGACTGTGCGGTCTCGGTGTCCTCGTAGAGGTCATCGGAGAAGCGGCGGATGGTGCGGGTGAATCCGTCCATCCAGGTGCCGCCGTTGGCGGTGCCCTCGTAGACGCCCGACTTGTCCTCGCAGCCGATCACGAGTGCGCCGTGCGCGATCTTCCCGGCCGCACCCGGCCACGGCTCGGGATCGCCCTCGAACCAACGCCGCCAGGTCAGGGAGTACTCGCCGTCGGCGAGCGTGTCGGCACACGCCTCATGCGCGGTCTTCCACCGCGACGACATCAGCGTCATCGGTGCACCGGAGGCGAGGGCATCCATGAAGCTGAGAGGCTTGACGACGATCGACCAGTTGCTCTGATCCAAGGGCTTTGGACCGGCGAGCCAGGACGAGAGTTTCAACGGGTCGTCTGGGAGGTGCCAGAGGTTCCCCTCTTTGCGCCACAGGTTGACGAAGATCGACGTGAGGATCACCCACGGCAGCGGGCCGCCGAGAAGGAACAGCCGCTTCTGGATCGCGGCCGGCCACATCGGCGAGGACCAGAATTGCAGCCACTTGAGCTGCTCGTAGTCCGAATGGAACCGTGCGATCAGCCGCGTGTAGCCGCTCTCGTCTTCCTCGACGATGGTGCGGTCGAGCAGCCCCGACCAGCGGCCGCCGCAGTGGTCGATTGAGATCAGGACGTCGATCTTCTCGCCGCGCTGCTTGCGCCCGTACATGTCGTTGAGCCACTGCGCTTGCGGCGTCTCGAAGTCGAGGGTGATCTCGCCCGGCCCAGTCTCGTTGTCCGGGTCCTCGAACTTGAATCCGTCGTCATTCTGGATGAGGAACTGCAGCTTGCGGTTGCCGTCCCACAGTCGAATGAGTGGAGGCTTCGCGCGGATCGCATCCATCGCGGCCTGCCGCGCCTCAGTGGCCGCCCAGATCGCCTCGCACTGCTCCTCGAGCGTCAGCTCGAAATCAGGTGTCGCGGTCAGCGCCATTCCAACCCCCACGGCCTACTCCAGAACCTGCGCATGTGCAGCTCCGCTCGCGCGCCACCCGACGGCGCACCCGTCACTGCGATCGGCAGCAGGGTCGGCGGGGTGTACGGCGGGATCTCGTGCATGAAGAAGAACTGACCGGCGAGCTCGCCGAGCAGGTTGGTGCCCGACCAGGACTCGACCATCAGCTTCATCGGGTCGAGGTTGATCCGCGCCCCACCATGAACCGCGTCGATCGGATTCAGCGGGAGGGTGCGGCCCCCGAACTCGCCGCCCGGCACCCGCTTTCCCTTCGGTCCGATCCACGAGGTGTCCGAGATCGTCCACTGCCCACGGGTGAGCACCCACGTCTGCAGCAGTGGTCGATCCGTCGGATTCCACACCTCGATGAACCCGGAGTCCGACGACTGTGTGGTCTTCCAGACTGTGACGTCCTTCCGTGACTCCCACATCGGCTGGCCGGCGCGGAGAGGGAAGATGACGTTCTCGTACTCGTCGATCTCCGGATCGAACTCGGGATCGTTGGCGATCGGGTCGTACAGCTGGAAATGCAGCTTGCGCAGCGACCGTCGCGTCTTGCAGAACATCGCCGCGAGTTGCTCGTCCGGATCCCACGGGTCGCGCTCGTAGGTGAACATCTTCCGCAGGCGCGACGACAGTTCCGTGACCCCACCATCGGAGTCCTCTCCGAACAGATGGAACCCGAGAAGAAGGTCACGGACCTCGTAGCTCGCGCCCTTCGACCGGCCTCCGACCTCGAGCCTCCCCGATGTCCATTCCGTCTTGACTGGAGCGTCATGGATGCCCTGGACCTGGCCGGCCGCCAGGATGATTCCCTGGCGGCCGGCGAGACGTCCGCTGACATCGATTCGATCCTTGTTGGCACCGATGATTCCGATGTCGACCACTAGAAGGGCCTCCCTCCGTACTGCATCATTGCGAGATCGCGATCGCGGTTCGCTCGGCGGTGAAAGCCGTCCTGATCTGCGACGGTCGTGTTGAACGTCTGGTTGATGACCGGGCCGCCACGTCCAACGCCGACGCCCGCGCCGACGAGCTCGTCGACCTTCTCGATGTTCGCTTCGGCCACCTTCCAGTGCGCGTCCTTGAGGACGTACTCCGGTTGCGTGAGCCCGTTGAAGCCGAATGTCCCTGGCTCCCAAACGCCGCCGGTGTCGAAGAGCCCTACCGACGACAGGAAGTTGCGGACGTCCATCAGCCACGGCACAGCGTTGGCATCACCGTCGATGCCCTCGACACCGGAGCCCGGTGCCGGGGTTACTGGCGTCCCGTCGTCCGTCTTGATGGTGTAGCGGTCCGCGAGATCGAGGTACTCGCCGACTCCGAGCATCTCGATGGACGAATCCGCCCAGACGCCGGCAATGTCGGTGAACATCGTCTTCCATCGGTCGCGTGCCGAGAAGGCCTTCTCCGGCTGCGGTTCCGCCGTACCCGTAGGGGTGGAGGACGGGTTGGACGCTCCCACATCGGCCCGCGCGACTTGCGGACTCGTCGGGTACGGCGTGACCTTCGTCTGCAGGGCGCCGAGTGCTTCCTGGCTGATCATCGGCAGGTGGGCGTGATCGGTGAACGGTCCCCAGCTCGCGCCAGCCGCGGGGCCGCCGTACTGGCCGTTGCCGCGGTTGCCGCCCATCTCGACGTTCACACCGTTAGGCAGAGTCGCCGCAGTGTGCCCGCCCCACGGGCCGCCGTTGTACCAGCCGACCTGGAGAGACCCGGCAGGACCGAGGCCCGGCTTGAAACCCAAGGCGGCCAGAGCCTGCCCCTCAGTTCCGGTTGCGAACCGCTGCCCAGTTCCCGCTGCAAGGCGCCCGGTCGCGAAGTTCGCGAGCGCGGCCACAGCACCGGAACAGTCGGTGATCCAACCGTTTCCCCATCCGCCGAAGTCGTACGTCTGACCTTCGATCGGCTTCGCGAACTCAGCGAGCTCGCCGGTGGTGACGACGGCACCACCGTCCGCGTACGCGGGCAGCGATCTAATCAGTTCGCGCAGCCCGAGGATCGAGCCGACGACCGGATGGTCCTCCTCGATCCCGAACGCGTCATGCAGGTTCCCGGTGAAGTCACCATCCGCGATCAGCGATCGTGCACCGAGCGCAGCCGCCACAAGCCGCGAGTCCTCCTCGATCCCGAAGGGGTTCGATCGGAACTCGCCGCGCGTGAGACCGTGCAGGAACTCGGCCGATGGCGTCCACCCTGCATTCAGCGCGGCCACGACTCGGTCGCCGCCGCCGCGCATCGCCGACTCCATGACGACGCCCTCGCCCGCCGACACTCGCGCGGTGGGGATGCCGAACGCATCGATACCGAGGATCGAGTCCGAGCGTCCCGTGCCTGGCCCCCACAGCAGGCCGTTCTTCGTTCGGCCGGCGACACCACCGCTCGCGAGGAGTGGGATGTCGGGGGTGTTGAGCGTGATCGTCGGGATATCGATGTCGAGACCAGCGATCGAGATCTTCTGGCCGCCGATCTCGAGCTTGAACTCGTTCCACTTCGTGAGGATCCAGTTGATCGCACCCTTGAACGCGTCCTTGATGCCATCCCACATTCCGGAGGCGGCGTTCTTGATCTTGCCGCCCATGTCGCCGACGATCCCGATGAACCCGGAGATCTTCTCGCCGACCCAGCCGAGCACTTCCCCGGCCTTGTCCTTGAGCCATCCGAACACGGCGATGACACCGTTGATGGCATCCTTGCCGAGGTTGAACGCCCCGACGAAGACGTCCGAGATGAACGTGGCGATCGTCGTCATCACTGTCGTCAGCACGCCGATCACTGGGATCAGCATGTCGGCGAGGATCCCGACGATGCCCGCGAAGATCTCGGAGACCTGCACGATGATCGGGGCAAGGATCTGGATTGCGCCCGTGAGCAGCGGCATGAGCGACATGCCGAGTTCGAGCAGCGGCGGAAGCAGCGGCAACAGCGCCTGGACGACCATCCCCAGCGCTTCGAACAGCTGAGGGAGATACGGGGCCAGCGCGTCGAGCGCCGTCACCAGCACCTCAGCGATCATGGCCGCGACGTCCGCGAGGATCGGCGAGATCTCCTCGAACACCGGCATCAACGCGTCTGCGACGGTCTCGATCACCGGGGTCAAAGCCTCGATGATCGTCGTCAACGCAGGGGCGAGCGCCTGGATGAGCCCGGACACCATTTCCGCGATGACCGGCAGCAGCGGGGCGAGCGCCTCGATCAGAGCACCGAAGGTTTGCGCGAGTGGCGGCAACGCCGGAAGCAGTGCCTGCACAGCATCGGCGAGAGCACCGCCGAGGGTTTCAACCATCGGCTGCAGCAGCTTCGTGACCTCGCCGAGCACCTCCGCGATCGGCTGCATCAATGGGCCGAGGGCCTCGTAGATGCCCTCCATCGAACGCTCGAGGATCTCCTTCGCGTTGCCCGCGCCGGAGGCCATGTCCTCGTTCATCATGTGGGCGGCTTCCTCGAACTCGCCGAGGCCTTCCTTGCCCGCTGAAAGCTGATCGAGGAACTGCGGAATGTTGTTCACCCCGAGGTCCTCGAGCGGCGAACCGAACAGGGCCAGCGCCGCGGTTGCCTGATCCGCGGGATCCTGGATGTTCTGCAGTCCGGCGACGATGTCGTTAAACGCCGCGCCGGCTGCAGGTCCGCCTGCGAGGAGGTCGGCGGTCATCTGTTCCATGTTCACGCCGGCAGACTGGAAGGCTTCCTTGGTGCTCTCGGACATGTCCGTCGCACGGATCTGGAACTCCTTGAGTCCATCACCGATCTTGTCCATGCCGATCGCGCCGTCTTGCGCCGCCGCGACGACAAGTCCGAACGCCTGCTCGCCTTCGAGCCCGAGGCCCGCGAAGTGCTTGCTGTACTCCGAGAAGACGGGGAAGATCTCGCCCTGCATCGCGACGGGCACCTGCTGCATGGCGCCCACCATCAGGTCCATCGCGGTGGTGGCGTCGCCAGCGAGGCCGTCCTTGATCAGTTGCCCGGCCACCGCGGTGGATTCGGCAACGTCCACGCCGAAGACATCGGACATGTTCATCGCCGACGTCGTCAGGTTCTCGATGTCCTCTTGCGAGGAGGTGCCGAAGTCGGCGATCGTCGACCCGACTGCCGCGACAGCTTCGTTGACCTGCTCGTAGTTTTCGCCGAATCCCTTGTAGTAGAGATCTCCTGCAACCGCGCCCGCGGCGCCGGCCTCCTGAGCGGTGAGGCCGAGCTGCACCTTCAGCTTCGAGTTGATGTCATTCTTCTCGATCGCTGTCCCGATGCCGTCCAGTGCCGCACCGACGCCCATGACGCCGGCGACGGCACCCGCGGTGATGCCGCCGATCTTCCCGAGACCGGCGTGGAGGGCGTCGCCCGCCTTGCTGGCGGACTCGCTCGACTTCGACAGCTGATCGTGTGCCGTCGAAAGCTCGTTGACAGCATCGGCTTCCGCGTGCATCGCGTCGGTCACCGCGTCGTTCGCGTTCCGCAACTGCACCTCGGCAGCCTCGGCTGCGCCGGAAACCTTGTTGTGGGAACGCTTCGCGCGTTCGAGGGCCTCGACGGCGGCGACGTATCGGGATCCGCTCGTGACGCCCTGATCCTGCAGTTCGTTGAGCTTCGCCTGCGCGACGTTCAGTTTGCCCTGGGAATCGGCTTCCTTGTCGCGGGCGGCCGCGAGCTTGCGTGTCGCCGATACGACAGCCGCTTCGGCCTTCTTCACGCCCTGTGCCACGGCGTCACCGAAGTCCTGACCCGCGGACTGCCCGGCCTGCTGAAGCGGGCCCTGGATCTGCTGCGTGACAGCCTTCGCAATACCCGGGATAACGGGGGCGATCTGGAGCGATGCCCAACCGATCGATGTGGCCACTGTCGCCTCCTAGCTGGCAGCTTGTGCCCGCCTGCGCGCATCCCTCGCCTTGGCGCGATCGAACGCGCTCTTCTTGCGGGATGCCTTGTGTTCGAGCTGCTTTTGGTGCTGCTTCTTGCGGCCGGAATGCTCGATCTTCGGCTTGCCCTTGCGCCCGGTATTCGCCTGGAGTTCCCACAGGTCGGCGAGCAGACTCTCCGCTGGCAGCCACGGCATGACGCCACCGTTGTCGTCGATCGCGAGCGCGGAGTCGCGGGGCAGATGCCGCAGGTAGTTGAAGACCTCACGCAGCGTCAGCAGGCGGTGGCCGCGCTCGTCTCGGCGCCACACGTCTGACAGCCGCACACCGTAGAAGCGGCGAAGGTCGGCCTCCACCAGGCCCTCCTTCTCGCGAAGGAGGGCCAGGAGGCTGGTCAGTTTCCCAGCGAGATACCCATGCCGCGACCGAGCTCCATCGAGAACCGCTTGAAGTCCCGCAGGCGTGGGTTCTCCCGGTTGAACGTCGCCCACTGAGAGGGGCCGAGGATCAGCTCGAGCGCGTCAGCGGCACGGTTCGCGGTGAGGTACTGCACCGCAACGGTCGGCCAATCCTCGGGGTCGGCCGGCACGACGTAGTCGGTGCCGTTGTACTCGAGGACGAAGATGGAATCGCCCTCGCCCTCGCGCTGCGCAGGCGTCTTCTTCTGCTTGTGATCCTGGGGCTTGGGAGCGTTCGCGGGTACCGCGCTTCCGGAGCGTCGGGAACCACGCCCACCGCGGCCGCCACGCGGGCGGCCAGCAGGCTTGTCCTGCCGTGACTCGCGAGCCTCCGCAGCCGCGAGGCGACGGCGAAGCTCCTCGGCGCTCTCTGCGTCGACATCCTCGCCCGCATCGAGAGTGGGGTCGGCGTAGTCGTCGGTATCAGCCTCGAACGCGTCGAAGTCATCGGGGGAAGGCATGTGCAGCTCCTCGTGTTTCTCGCCAAATGGCAGGTGCGATCGCCGCGACCACACGGTCGGCGGCAGTGTCGGAAAGCCCGCCCTCGATAAGGGCGGTGTGCGTCGTGACGATGTCGTCGACGAAGTCCTCTGCAGGCGCATCGTCGGTGTCGTCTTCGGGCGGTAGGTCGGCGGTCAACTGGACGGCCTTCGCCACCTTCGAGTACAGGCGCGGCGGCACGCGCTCACCGGGTTTGATGTAGCCGAGTTCGACAGCGGCCTGTTCGATTTCGTGCTGGTTGGGGGTTCTCATGTGCAGCTCCCTCGTGCAGCAAAATGGGGTCCGGCCGCCTGGCGGGCTGCACACCGCCAGGCGGCCGGAGATCAGGCAGCGGCGACCGTGACGGCGCCGGCGGGGGTCAGGCTCGCGGCGGGCGAGGACAGCACGCCGCCGTCGGTGAGCTTGACGGTGAAGGGTCCGCCCGCCGATCCGGTCACCGTCGCCTTGCCGGTGCCCACCGTGGAGAGGGACTCGAGGGCCGACTTCACGGCCGCTGTGGCAGCGTTGTAGCTGATCCCGGTGACGGATTCGTTGCCCACCTTGAGCGTGAAGCTTCCGGCGGTGGTGCCGGCAGGGACGGTGACGAGCCACTCGCTCGGTCCCGCACCAGACTCGATGCGTACGAACACGTCGCCGTTCGGGTCGTTCGGATGCGCGCAGGTGAACGCGTACATCTCCTGCGCGCCTTCGCCCTTGGTGAATGCGCCGACGCTGATCAGTGCAGGCTCGAGCGAGATCAGGCACTGCGTGATGATGTCCTCATCGCGCAGCACGTAGGCGACGTACGCGTAGACAGCCTTCGGCTTGCCGATCTTGTTCGGGGCGGATCCCGGCAGCACGAGGCGGCGAGTGACCGAGTTGTCCTCGAGCGCGGTGAAGCCGGTGTCGAGACTGCCCTTCTTAGCCTTCGACCGGTAGCGCGGATGACCGAACCCGTCGAAATGGGTGATCTCGAGCGACGGCGTGAACGGGATACCCGCAGACGCGTCGAGCAGGCCCGTGAACAGCCACTTGAGATCGAGCTCGTCCTCCACCGAGGCGGGAATGAACGGTGTGATGCCGTTCGGCGCGTCCTCCTTGAACAGGACGTAGACCTCGGCCTCGTCCCAGATCCGGGAGTCGTTCGGGTTGATCACAGCATTGGACATGACAAACTCCACCCCTTTCAGAGGTGTTGGGCCACAGACGGTGTGGCAATCAGAAAGAAACGGTGCGAACGATGGTCGTGACAGTGAACGATGCGGTCAGTCCGCCGTTCTGCTCGTCTCGGCCGTCGAGCAGGCCCACCCCGGGGCCGATGTGAGTGATGCCGGGAACCTTCGAGCACAGCAACCAGCCGAGGCATTTCCCGGCGATGTCGCGGGCGCGGTCGCGCCCATCGGCCCATACAGTGACGCGGATCTGCGGACTCGTCGACACTGGCCAGTTCACCGGGCCGGAGTCGTCGAACACGACTACCGCCGGCGGATCGTCCGGCGTCCACTCCGATGGCAGACTCAGTGCAGCAGTGATCTCAGGGTCGATCAACACCATCTGATCGGTCAGGAAGTCTTTCACCGGCGTCGTCGCATCCCGTGGCTGCACACGCGCTTTCACCGTGACTTCACCTCCAGTCCAACCATGCCGGCAGCGCGGGTGAGTACTCCTCGCTGAAGCTGGAAGCCCTTGCCGCCGGGGTGCTTGATCGCCACCGACGCGGCGTGCCGATCGTTGGTGTACGCGTCGACCTCGACGGGGATGTCGTCGTCGAGTTGTCCGCGAACATTGTCGGCGATCTGCTCGGCGACCTCGTTGACCATTGCCGCCACGGTCGGCCAGTTCAGGATCTCTTGCACCCCAGCGTGGTCGAGCTGGAACACCGGCTCCGCCATCAGCCCTGGCCCCGTTTGACTGTGACCACGAGGCCGCCGAACTCGGGCTCCTCGGGGTCGATCCAGTCGTCGGCGATGCCTTCGACGCGGAAGGGCTGCCCCCTCACCATCGCGGTATCGGAGGTGCGGATCTCGCCGTCCGGTCGGATGGTGAGGAAGATGCGTGCCTGGTCGGTGATCCCGTTTCGCGTCAGGTCGGTGACGTCGGCACTTCCGAGCCATTCGACGATGCACTCCTCGGCGACAACTTCACCTGACCCGGGGATCGGGTTGTTGTTGCCGTCGAGGGTGGGACCACGCTTGAAGGTGACCTTCTCCCCGAATGCCATCAGCGATCTCCGAATCTGCCGCGGGGCATCGTGCCGACCGGGATGCCGAGCATCTCCTTGTGGTCGTCGGTCCAGCGGAGCGCACCGTCGGGGTTGACGAGTGTCCCCGACTTCGACCACGGACCAATGCCTTTGGAGTACGACACGTGCCCTCGCATCGCGCCGGCCGAGAGGGCGTCACGCACCACCATGATCGACACGAACCGAGCATCCTGATCGTCGTCGGCGATGTCTGGTCGTTTACGGCGGATCCAGCGCGCGGCGGCATCGAGAAGCAGCTGCGCGTTCTCCTGCTCGGAGGTGGGGCGCCCAGTGCCGATCACCTCAGTGGGTGTTGCAAACGCTGGCATGGGCGCCCCTCTCACTGCTCGTTGAGTGCGTCGACAGCCGCCGCGATCTGTGGCTTCGTCATGCCCTCGACAGCGTCCGCATCGAGTCCGGCCGCGATGCCGTATGCGATCCACTCGGGCTTCGGGTCGGTTGGTGCCGGACGCTCGATCGCCCCGGTCGGGGTCTGGTTTGCGCCATCACCACCGTCGGTGACGGTCTCCTCGGCGTCCGCTGCGAGAGTCGGCGCGGCAGTGGCCTTCTCGATCATGCCGTCCGCGATGAGGCGCTGAGCGTCCTCGGCGCTGAGCCAGTTGATCGGCTGCCCCTGGTAGTGGTAGCCGAGTGTCCCGTCCGCGCCGGCGGCGACAACAAGGGCCGCGGTCACGACGAACGTCACGACAGCACCCCCGTGATCTTGTAGGCAGCCTTCGGCTCGACCACGACCGGGACGGTGACGCGGCGGGCGCGGATCTTCCACTGGTCGTTGTCCTCGTCGCGAATGGTCTTCGCCTCGACACCCACACCACCCGCGGAGTGGTACCCGGGGCCTCCGAGCTTCTCGTCGGCCATGCCGCCGAGCTGAGTGGAGTCGAGCACGAACGCCGTCTTGGCCATACCGAGGTTCGGCGTCGGCAGCATTCGCAGGCCACCGACAATCGGGAAGCTGCCCGAGTAGACCGGGTTCGAGGTGTCCTCGCGGGCGCGCATCGCGGCGATCTTCTCGTCGGACGCCACGATCGCGAAGGTCAGGTCGTCGACCACCAGAGTGTCCGGGACGAACCCCTCGTTCAGTGCAGTGATCTTCGCGACCGTGGTGAGCACGTCGCGCAGGATCATCGAGCCGGAGGTGTCCCAGGCCGCGGTCGCCGCAATGGTCTGAGTGACCTGCGAGCTGATCGCGGCGAGCGAGATCGAGTCGACGGTCTTGACCATCTGGTTGACCTGCTTGGTCATGCCGCGGTTAACCGGGTCCATCTTCTGCCGGACGATCGCCTCGTCGGTGACGAGCGAATCCTGGCCCCACTTCTCGGCCTTGGCGATCTGGCTCTGGCCGCCGCCGATCGAAGTGAGGGGGTACTCCCCGCCGGGAGCGATCGCCTTCGGCGGCCGGTCGGAGTAGAGCGACTCGCCCTGCTCGTACTGGATCGCGCCGCCGACAACCTCGTAGCGGCCGGTGAGGATCGCGTCGGCGATGAACCGCTCATTCGCGAGATCGCGGATGCGCCGCGCAACCAGTGCGGGGTTCTTCAGGAATGTGGAAATCGTGAGCACGTCGCCGTTGATGTTCGGTGCCGGCGACGGGTAGGTGTAAGACACTGTTGGGCCTCCTAGGTCAATGCTGGTCAGCGCGCGAGCTTGACGCGAACCTTGTTGTTGGCTGCGGCCGCTTCGGCGATGCCGACGACCTGCGAGTAATCGGTACCCGATCCGATCGCGGCCACCTTGCCTCCCGCCGCTGCGATTACCACTGCTCCGGCTGCGATTGCGCCGGTTGAGGTGAGCGTGTGAACGCCTCCGGACAGGACGGTGACCCCGTCGCCAGCCTTCGCGTCGAACGCTGCGACACCGCGCCATGCGGCAGTGGCGGCCGAGGTGGGTGCGACGGACTCGTTGCCGGAGATAGCGACCAGCTGGCCGCCGGTCACGTCCGCGGATGCGAGGAAGGTGACTGCGGCGCCTGTCAGGTAGTCGGGGGTGTGGTCAGCCATGATCAGGCCTCCTTGGTCGGAAACAGCTTGTTGTAGAGGGCGTCTTCTCCGGCCGCCTGCGGGTTGGCGTCGTGACCGATCGGCTCACCGACCGGGTAGACGGGCTCGAGCTTCGCCAGGGTCGACGCCTCGGTCGGGTCGGCTTCGAGGCGCGAGATCCAGGTGTCGCGCTTCGCCGGTGCGATGCGGCCGGTGACGATCGCCGAATCGACGATGCGCTCGCGGTCCTGGCGAGCGAGGCGGGCGTGCGCCTCACGGCCGAGGGCGGCATCGGCCTGGAGCCGGGCCAGCGAGGTGCGGTCGACAACTGCGGTGTCGTCCGATTCCGCAGGATCGGCCTCTTCAGGGTCTGGCGTGGTGGCCAGTTCCTCGACGGCCGTGACGATGTCATCGGCGGTGGCGTCGTCCTCGAGGTCGAGGGCCTCTCGGAGCGCGGCGAGCTGCTCGTCAGTGAATTCCACTGTGGCGGTTCCTTCCGTGGTGGTCCCCGCCGCGCTCTCGTCGGCAGGGTTGTCGGACGCCCGCGGCTGACTGCCGGGGCGCGTGTCGGCGCGGTTGCTGCGCCGAGGGATTCGGGGGGCCGGTGCCGATCGGCGGCCGGCGTAGTTGAAGACGGACAGGTCGAAGCGGTTGCTCGCTTCGGTGTCGTCCTCGCCGTCGTCTGGGGCTTCCTTGGCTGCGACGCGGTCGGCGAGCCCAGCGTCGACTGCCTCCTGCGCCGAGTACCAGGTTTCCTCCCGCATCAGGGCGCGCCATTCCTCGGCGGTGCCGCCTGCGCGTTCGGCGTAGATGCTGGCGATGTTGTCGCTCACTCGGTCGAGCTCGGCGGCGGCCTTCGTCATCTCCTCGGCGTTGCCGGAGCACCAACCCCACGAGTCGTGGATCATCAGCTCTGCGTTGCGGCACATGATGATCTCGTCGCCGGCCATCGCGATGAAGCTTGCTGCCGATGCGGCGATTCCGTCGACGATGACCGTGACCGTCGCCTTGTGGTTGCGTAGCGCGTTCAGGATCGCGATGCCGTCGTACACCTCTCCGCCGGGACTGTTGAGGTGGACGGTGAGCGTGCCCGAGTCGATCGCCTTGAGGTCGCTGGCGAAGTCTGCGGCGGTGACGCCCCAGTAGCCGATCTCGTCGTAGATCATCACCTCGGCGGCACCGGTTTCGGTGTCTGCGGAGTTGACGATTCGGTACCAGTCTCGGCGGCCCTGCTGCGCTGATGCCCTCGGGCGTCGGCGGTTGCGATTCACGGGCGTGCTCCTTCGATGGATGTGGTCTTGGCAGGCAGGCCGTAGTCGGCACGCGCCGCGCGCTCGAGCGCCTCGTCCGGGGTGAGGATCCCGGCCTCGACCAGGATCTTCAGGGCTTCCGCAGTGGCGGACTTTCGCGAGCCGATCTCGTCGAACACGATCAACGGAGCGGGCTCGCTCTCACCGAAGTTGGCGTCCACGAGGTCCTCGACGATGTGCTGATTCGCCGTGTCCGCCACCGATTGGGCGACCGTCTGCAGCGACATCGTGAAGAAGTCTTCGAACGTGGAACCGAGTGCCCACGAACCGGTCTGTTGCCCGAGGTTCAGAAAGTGTGCGAGGACCGATCGGCCGATCTGGCTGTCGTGGTAGTCGATCGCAGGCTGCGCGTCGGGGAGGTTTCCCTCGACGCCGAGTAGCCGTAGCTTCGCCTCGTAGGGCAGTGCCGCGCCGGATGCGTTTCCGGAGCGGTACGACTGCGCGATCTCCTCGCCGCGGTCGAGCTGTTCCTGCTCGTCGCGCGACCCTGCCTGGTAGACAGGAACGCCCATGCCGTTGCGGTCGATCGTCTGTGCCTGCACCCGCAGAAGTCGATCTTTGATCAGCCAGTTCTTGTAGGCGGAGCGCAACAGCGACGTGCCGAGCCAATCGCCCGCTTCGCGTTCGTTGACGTACGCGACGAGTCGCTCGACGGGAATCATGTCCGTACCGATGTGGTGGCCGAGTCCGTACTGCTCGATGCCGACCAGGCCGCCATCACGAGCGACCTTCACATCCGAGATCGTTTGCGGCATACGCGGAGCGAGCTTCCGAAGGCGGTACTGGCGGTTCTCGATCCGGTACACCTGTTCGAAGAACATGTGACCGAACGGGAGCATCAACAGCGCCTGCTGCAGGTGCTCGCCCCACGAGAAGCGGCCACGAGCTCTGCGACGCGACGTCGCCTCCTGCCCCGCGATAGGCAGCCCGAGATCCTCCGCGATGAGCGTCACCACTTCCGGCCGCGCGCCGTTGGGTTCGAGTCGCCAGGTCGTGCGACGCACAGGAAGCATCACCGCTCGCAGCACAGAGGTGCACTGCGCATCCTGCCGACGCATCTGGTCGTACACTCGGACCGAGTTCGGCCACAGCAACTCCGGTGTCGTCTCGCGTGACGCCCAGAAGGCGCTGTCGGATTCGCTCGCGTAGCCGATCTCGACCGTCTTCGCCTGTACTGGCTTGGTCAGCGGTGCGGGTGTGGTCTGTGACTCCACGTGTCACCTCCTCAGAATCCGACGGCCATCAGCCCGTCCGTCTCGGAACGTGTTCGTGCCGACTTCTGCGTCGGCATCTGCTTCGGTGGCGCGGCGAGTGCGCCGAACTCCATCAGCCCCCAGCGCGCGAGTGTCGCTGCGACGAGCGGCGAGATCACCGCGTTGGTGGTGCGGTTCCATGCCCACCCGCCGCCGGTGACGTTGCGCTGTGTGGCGCCCGCGATTGCGGCCGCGAGAACCTCGTCGCCGACGTGCGACAGGTCGCCGTGTGTGGCGTCGTTGTAGAAGCCGGTGCACGCAGTGACCATCTGCGGTGCGGTGGTTGTCTCCGGCTCGATCTTCGCTGCCAGCAGCTCTGGCACGAGGATCATGGCCGGCGACTTCCGGTCGATCACCAGGGCGCAGGGCTTCCACCGTCGCACCAGCGAGACGAGGTACTCCACCACATCGGCGCGCGGGACCTGTTTGTGGAATCCGACCTCGAGGTGGATCCGACCGTTCGATGTTCGCTGCGCCGCGGCGACCGTCCACCACTCGGCGTTCGGCGTCGCATCGACAGCGAGGGAGATCGGGCCCACGCGCTCGGGTGTCGGATTCGTCATGGTGTTCCAGTGCTCCGCCTCGATGACCGCCGGCGTCTCGTCCACTGCACCGGGCCAGTCGCCGCGGCCGAGGTACTCGACGTCGAAGCTCTTCTTGCCGGCATCGGTGGAGAACTTGCGCAGCTCGGCAGCGAGCTTCTTGTCGGTCTGGATGACACCGAACGACGGGTTGGCCCATCGCCACGTTTGCGGGTCGGCACGGTCGAGTTCCTCCGGCGCCATGTACTCGGCGAAGAACAGGCCCTCTTCGCCCTCGTGCCCGCGCTGACGGACGGCAGCGAGAACCTGCCCGTTCGGGTGCTGGTCCTGGTTGACCGCCGATGACGTATAGATCGTCTGCGGGTCGTCCGAGTTCATCTTGGTCGGAGACAGGGCCGCCATGTCTGCCTCGGTGAGGTCGTATGCCTCGTCGTAGATCTCGAGGTCGACACGATCCAGGCCGCGACCGGCGTTGGCGGACCGGGTGGTGAATACGACCTCAGCACCGGACGCGAGAACGATCGTGCCGCGGCCCTGCGAGCAGGTGTGCGACTCGACGTGCTTCCGCATCCACGGCGTCGTCTTCACGATCGCCCACGTGCGCTTCCACAGCGCCTTCGCGGTCTCCCACTGCTGCGCCGAGAACACGATCTTCTCGCCCAGCTTGAACAGCCCGTACAGCACACGCAGCGACAGGATCAGCGACTTGCCGTTCTGCCGCGGCACGATCAGGCAGCACTCGGGATGCGTCCACGTGCCGTCGGCGGCCTTCGACATGATGCGCTCGAGCGACCACGACTGCCACGGCATCGCACGAATCCGTGACGCCGAACGCTTCGCGAGCTCGACCGCCTTGAGTCCGAGAGCTACATCGCCCGGGGTGTACGCGAGCGAGTTCGGTGTCTGACGGCCTTCGAGCTTCGGCCACTCCGCCGCGATGATCTCCCCGAACTTCGCATCGATGTCCTCGTCACAAATCGTCGAGGGGGTCATAGTCGTCACCGTCTCCGCCCGCGGCGTCCTTCTGTCTGCGGATCTCTCCGAGCAACTGCCGCAGTGTGTTCGCCTGTTGTCGCGACTCTTGCATCGCCGAGTCGATCCGGATCTCGAGTACATCGCCGTTTCCGCGGACCTCGTCGAGGCGCATCCACACATCGGCATCCCCGGAGAGGACGCGATCGAGTTCGTCGAGTCGGTCCTTGATTCGGGCAGCTTCGACGATCATCGCGGTCAGCTCATATGGTTCGTCGTCCTTGTGTAGCGACTCGTACAGGCGTCGGCCGGCAGCCCTCAGAGCGTCGGACTCGCTCACGCGATCACCCCCTCGCGACTTAGCGAAATCGGCCGTACAAAAAACGCCTGACTGGCGGCCGAGGAGTCAGGGGGTGGGGGGTCCGAATTTTCTGGAGCCGCCTGCGGTCGGCGTCGTCACCAGTCCATCGTGTTGGCTTCGGAGGGCTGTCCGGCGAGTGCTGGCCGGAGGTGGTCTCGGGAGCCGTCTTGGCGCTCTTTATTGCATTGACCATGCAGAAGGCGGTCGGCTTTCGTGCCGCCGTGCGCTCGGGAGTGCGAGTGGTCGGCTGCGAGGGATCCTGATGCTAGGTCGGAAGATTCGGGCTTGTAGTCCCAGTTGCATGTGCGATCGCGATACATGGGAAGTCCACACCAGTAGCAGATCGTGCCGTCACGGTGCCGCGACAGGAGGTAGCGTCGCTCCTTCTGATGCTGCCAACCGAGACCCTTCTCGGTAGTCGCGCCAGCCAAGGCTCAAGCCCGAGTGATGTTCTCGATGCGCGATCCGAGCGGGTGCAGGATCATGCGAATGTTTCGGCCGTTGGCGATCTCGCCGTAGGTGTTGCAGCGCCCATCGGTTCGTGGCACGGGCACCACGGGGATCGGGTTCCGTAGCGCCTTGCCGATTTCTTGGATAGTGACACCGAGCATGCCGGCGTCGCGAAGCGCTGCCGGGGTGAGTGCGTATCCGCCTATTTGAGTCTGCGCTGCTGCAGTCATGGCGCCCTCCTGTTTGAACCAGATTCCGGCGAGTCGATTCACTGCCGGGCGTTGCCGTGGAGACCGCCCGCTAGATTGACGACCCATGATGATTGAGTGCCTGGATACTGCCGAGTCGCGCACTGAACTGCAGAAGTTCTTTGCTTCACTGATCCCGGACATTGAGTACAACGCTGTGCCCGACGTTGAGCATGATGATGTGTACGCACCGTTGGCGCTGGCCATCCGAGATGGCGGTAGTGGTGAGATCGTCGCCGCTCTGCTGTCCTGCCATACGCAGTTCGTGGCGACAGCGTTGATGACCGACGCGCGCGGCCTTCCATTCAAGGATCCCGACGCGGTCCGTCTGGGAGGCCGGCACAGTCTTCTCGACCTCATGGCAACTGCGCCCGAAGCGCGTAAGCGGGGACTCGCTACGAAGCTGCTCGAGCACGCGGAAACAGAGTTGGCTTCGCGGGGCGTCCGCGCCTGGTACGGCTGCGTTGACGACGAGTCTCACGCTGACGAACTACGAGCCTTCTACGAGCGTCGCGGGTTCCGGGTGCTGCCCGATGGCGCTCCCCTTCCGCCGCTACTGGGAACGGATCGCTGGAACGATGAAGTGACCCCGCCCGTCTTCTGGTTCTACAAGTCAATTCGTTCGATCGGCGGGTCGTCGGCCAGGTAGGCATGTCGCGCCCGCCCACCCTTCATCGGTGGGCGGGCGCGGTTTCCCTGGGCGCCGTACGGCTGCACCGAGGGGCCGGGACTGCCACGTGGTGGCTTGCCGCGCGCCAGTGGCTGCAGCGGCGTGGAGCGTCCCGGGGGCTGAGGTGTCGATTTGAAGACTCGGGGGCTCGACACTCACCCCGGCCGTCCTCTGTCCACGCAGCAGGAACTCGACGGCATGCTTATGGACGGTCGGCTTCTACGACCGACTGCGATTGTCTGGAAACGGCGAAAGCGCGAGCCGGGTGTTGACCCAGTACTCGCGCCTCGCGCTTAGCCTAGCAGATACCCCAGCCGCTGCAGGTCAAGCACTTTCGTCGAAGGTGTCCGTGTCGTCGTTTCGTGTGGCGTCGAGGACGTCGCCGAGTCGGTAGATCCGGTGTCGCGCGCCGTCGATTCCACGAACGGTTCTCAGCGGCGTGAGGACCTTCGTTTCAGTGAGGTACTTGATGCGGCGTTGGGTGAGTCCTTCGTGCCAGCGGCCGAGTCGTTTGGCGATAGCAACGCAGGAACGTGCGTTGAGTTCAAGGCTTTCAGCTTGGGTGAGCTTTGCCTTGTTGATGGGTAGCGGTGGTGGCTCCTCGGGAATGTCGATGGCCTTCTCGGTGCGCTCGATGGTCTTCGTGATGCCGGGCAGGGCGTCGGGTGCGGCTTCGGTCATGGCGAGGTGGGTGACGTGTTCGATGAGCCATCTCGCGTAGTGCGGTGCGCGGCCGAGCGAAGGTGGAGCGATCCCGTGTTCGGTTGCGACGTATTCAGCCCAGTCTCGGAGCACGCCGTAGAGGCGATGGGCCGCTTCGGATGCGCCCAGGTCGTACGGAAGTGGTTGGTCGTCAGTCCCGTTGGTGGTGCCCATTCCGCCGGCACCGGTGCGGGATTGCCGGGTGAGTGTGATGTCGAGGTTGGCGACAAGCTCGGGGATCTCGCGGAGCTTGGCGACGAGTGCCTGCATGTCGGCGCGGGTGATGAAGAACTGGTCAGGCATGGGTGCCTTCTCCCTCGATCTCGAATGTCAGATGTTCGGCGTAGGTGCGGTTCTGGGCTCGCACGAACGTCTCGGCGGTTTGCCGGTGCGCGAAGCTGGCTACCCATCGGGTGCGGCCTGCGCTGTCGCGACTCACTACTCGTGTCTCCACTGCCGACTACTCCGTGAACGTGGTCTTGCGGGTCGGTGATGTGAACCGGGCTTGGTAGCCGCGCCATTCGACGAGCACTCCCCCGAGCTTTCCGGTGCGGTTCTTCGCGAGGACGAGCTCGACCATGCCGGTGCGTTCGCCGTTCATCTGTTCGTGGTGGAGCAGGATGACGACGTCGGCGTCCTGCTCGATGGCGCCGGACTCGCGAAGGTCGGGCAGTGCTGGTTTACGGTCCTGGTTGGCGGGTCCCCGGTTGAGCTGACACGCGATGATGACGGCGCAGTCGAGTTCACGGGAGAGGACTTTCAGCGCCCGGGAGATCTCGGCGACCTGCCGTTCGCGAACCTGCTTGGAGTCGGTTTCCTTCAGCAGCTGGAGGTAGTCGACAACCACAACGTCGAGGCCCTGTGTGCGCTTGAGGGTGCGGCAGGTGGAGGCGATGTAGGCGACGGTGACGTCAGCTTTGTCGACGAGCTTGAGGGGCATGTCGCGGAACTGGTCGACGTAGTGGTGGATGCGGGTGTGGTTGTAGTCGTCGAGCTGGCGGCGGGTGATCTGGCCGTAGTCGGCTGCGGCACCGGCGGCGATGACGCGGGAGACGACTTCGGTTTCGCTCATCTCGACGGAGAACACGACGCCGGGGTGCCCGTTCTGGGCGGCGTGGGTGACGAGGTTGAGCAGGCCGACCGACTTACCTTCACCCGGGCGGCCGCCGATGACGTACGTGCGGCCGGGCTTGAGTCCACCGGAGAGCATCTCGTCGAGGTCAGACCACGGCGTGTGGATCGTGCGGGCCACGTGCGGCGGTTCTGCCATCCATTCCTGCCAGGCGGATACGGCGTCAGCGAACGAACGCACCTCGTCCGGGGTGCTGCCCTCGGTCAGGGTTCCGAGACGCTCAGAGGCGAAATGGAGAGCTTGCGAGTAGGTGTCAGCGTTCGCGGCGTACTCGGCGGACACCCTCAGGGTGTTCAGCAGCTCCCGGCGTCGGGACATCTCGAGCACGGAGGCGACAGCCTCTCGAACCGCGAGATCCTTCACCGGCTCCCCCGCGAGGGCGTCTAGCCGTGCGCGGATTGCGGGGGTGTCCCGCGTCTTGAGCAGCGTGCGCTTGCTGATCCGCTGACTGTCCCGCGCGAGCTGCTGCGCGGATTCCCACACCAGCCCCAGGTGCGGGTCGCTGAAGTCGGATCCGTGGATCTCGTCGAGGAGATCCGGAACGAGATGCCGGGATGCCACCGACAGGAGGGTCGCGACGAGAGTGACCTCGCCCTCGACGGATTCGAGGAGTCCCTCGGTGTGGTCGAACGAGGATCCGATGATATTCACGCTGTTCTCGCTTCCTTCGCCAGCACTTGGCGGATGATTTCGTCACGGTTGTCGGTGATCCAGGTGCGGCGGGCCTGGAGGTTGAATTCACGGATGTCGACGCCGTCGGGCGGGTCGGGTGGCTGGAAGGTCAGGCCGGACCGTTCCGAGACGGTCTTAGTGTCGAACTCCTGCCAGCAGCCGCGGAGCCAGTCGGCGACACCGCCAGAGGTTGCCGGCAACCGCATCCCGTCCCGGGCCATCTGCAGGCGGAGGTTGTCGTACTTGTCCCGTAGCTTCGGGATCGACTGAATGTTGGCCTTCCAGAAGTCGCTCGCCTGTGACCACTCCAGGACCGCGAGTGCCTCGTCCAGACTGACGCCGTCCTTGTCGAGGAGCAGTCGAGCCGAGGTCTTCCACCGCGTCGTGATGGAGGGTTTCCGGCACCCGTTTTCGACCATCCGGTCCCGGAGTGTTTCGCAGAGCTTCCGGACGTCGTCGCGGTCGTTTTCGACCGTGCCCATGTTCTTAACTTCTTCTCCTATAGGAACATCTGACGAATTCGTAAGATCGATCTGACGAATTCGTGAGATGCATCTGCCGTTTTCGTCAGATGCATCTGACGATTTCGTGAGATGGGCGCGAGCTGGGGAAATGCGATCGGTGACTCGGTATGCTTTCGCGCGATTCCACGATGACTCGTCACGCATGGAGACCTCGAGATCACCGCTCGACAGCATCGAGTCCAGCGCTCGGCGGACGGCACTCTCGCTCAGGCCAACATCCTCGGCGAGCCGGGGTGCGGCGACGATCCACCACCGGCCCGTCTCGTCCTCGAAACGGTCAGGGCCGGCAACCTGGCACACGAACTGGATGCGCGCCCAAACGAGCGCAGCGTTCGCGCTACCGAGCTGTCGCACCATGCTCGCGGTGACGGCCATGAACTCAACGTCCTCCATGGCGATCCCACCCCAGCTCTTTCTCGTATCCCTCGCCGAACGCAGCCACGTACCACGACCGCATGGCCGCGACCGTCTCAGCGACGCGCAGTTCGGCGAACTTTTGGTCGATCGCGATGGACTCATCGAGGATGTCTCCGATCAGCTCGGCGTCGTCCTCGTCGGTGGGGCCGGCGTTGGCGATGTCGACTAGTTGATCGACTAGGTCCCAGTTCGGTCGCATCAGGTCGTTGCCCCGTTCCGACGTCTTCGACGAGTCCATCCACAGCCCCAATCTGTCGATCGGGAGCCCTGCATCGCTCACGACCCTCCTGCGCCTACAGACCTCACAGAGTCGATCGGCACCGCCAGCGCTTCCGCGACCTCGCTATCGGTGAACCCACGACGTCGTGCGAGCTCGATGTAGTACTCGAAGTGCCTGCCGTACACGCAGCCTCGGACCGCGTGCAGCACCGCGAGCATGTGCTCACGGATGTCACCGGACTGCCCCTTGCGGGGGTCGGCAGTAGCGCCGACCCCCAGGGCGTCCAGCTGCTCACGCAGCCGCTTGTTCTCCGCCACCAGCCCGCGGATCTGTTCATCCCGTGGGTCCGGCCAGGGCCACGTCATCGAGCCCGGATTCCACTGCCCCTGTCCCGTCACCGCCCACCACCGCCTGATTCGTCGTCGGTGAGGCCTCCCATGGCCTCGACCGCCTCGAGCAGTGCAAGACCAGTCTGACCTGCCCTCGCGAGGCCGCACTCTCGTTCGCCGTCGAGCACAAACAACCTCGGCGCCTCTCGCGAGATCCGGCCGTCTTTACCGACAGCGTCAGTGACGATCACCGACACGACTCCTCGGAACTCGCGAGTCCAATCCCGCACCAGTTCATACGGTTCGGTGCGCACCTCCCAAGCACTCGGATAGTCGAACCCTTGCGGGTCGGCTGGCTCCGTCGACCAGTCGATCCCCGCCTCGAGCTCACGGTGAGCCTTCACGGCCGCGAACGAGGCCTCGATGAACAACTCGAATCCCGTCGGCACACAGTCCCCCTCGAGCCCCCAACCGGCCCGATCGTCCTCGAGGTGGGCGATCGTTTCAGTGACCTTGGCGTCGGACACGTCGAGACCGACTCGCACCGCAATGGATTCGACCAGTTCACGAACCTTCACCGGCGCGCTCACCCCCGCACCGCCGGCATCAGCGGCCAGGACCTCACCGTCGACAGATCCCTCTTGTCCTCGGGGTCGAAACCCTCCGCCTCGGTAGCATGATTGAGATCGATCGTCACCAGCGGCGGATCCGCGACTACAGACCCGCGAGCACCCTGGCGCACCAGCTCGACCGCCAACATCTCGGCAGTCTCGACCGGGATCGTCAGCGCGTCCGTCTTGCCCACCTGGACGTGTACCACGCACGACGCCGACGCACCATCCAGATCGAGATGCCCACCGAACTGCACCGACACCTCATCACCGGCATCATCGGTGCCGACGACGATTCGTGGCCCGAGGAACACCTCGAGGTCGTCCTCGTCCCGCTCGAACGAGATCACCGGCGCAACGATTTCCACGAAACGTGCCATCTCACTCACCCGCCTGGGCTGCATCGAGATCCGCCGGAGCGATCGGGGGATGTCCGCCGACCTGAACGGCCATCACGCCTTCCCGTGCCGCGGCGACAGCGAGAGCTAGGACGTTCATCAGCTCTTCCGCCTCGTCGAGGGTGAAGCGGTACCAGCTTCCTGCGATCAGTTCGAACTTGTCGTCACGCGCCGCCCATTGCTCGACGTGAATTCGCGGCTCAAGGTCGCCGATACCCTGCCGGATACTCACCGACGCATGCGCCGGCCGAATCGAATCGCCAGCGCGGTCCAGTACTCCCGGGTGGTGGCGAAGGGTGACATGCCGGGCCTCGGATCGCATATCGGCGGACGAGAGGGCAGCGCCCGCGAAAGTGCCGTAGGCGCACCACTTCGGCACCCCCCTGCCTGCGAATACCTCGTTCACCTCGATGCCCGGAGCGACCTGACTTGCCTCAGCATCGTCGGCCCACTGGTCGCACGCGGTGATTGTCGCTACAGTCGTCATCGAAATCTCATTCCTCACGCTGGATGGATGGTTGGTTTCACGGCCCCCGCCGCGCCGAGTGCGGACACACTCGGCGACGACGGCGGGGGTTTCAGAATTCGAACGGGTGAACAGGCGCATCAGCTGAAGCCCAGAACCTTCGGAAGTCGTTCCAGGCCAGCAGCCGTCACGCGCTGGCAGTCGCCATCCGACTTGACCGGGATTCGCCCGTCGACACGGGGCAGAACCTGAGCGGCGATTGTCTGCAGATCTGTCACGTCGACCGCGACGATCGACGGACGCTCACCACGACCGGCGACGGTCAGATAAGCACCCTCACCCGGCACCACATCGAACAGCAGCACCGTGCCGTCGAGAACGTTGTCCTGCTCGGCGATCTTCTCGAAGCTCAATCGGCACCGCCGACCGACATGGTGATGATGCCGGCGCGCTGGAGGACCGCGATCGCGTCAGCGATGCGCTCAGCAGGCCCGACCTCGAGGCGGACCTGCTCCTCGCCGTCCTCCGGCCACACGATCGGCGCCGATCGCTGGATGATCGCGGTGAAACCGACGTCCTCGAGGATCCGCCTCCGGTGAGCAGCCGACGACCGAGAGAACCAGCGGCCCTCCGTCTTCGGCATGATCCAGGCGTTGGTGCCCATGTTCTCGATGTAGTCGCCGGTCGGGTACCAGCCGGCGGGGACACGGTCGACGAACTCGGTGCGAACGGTGCTATCGGCGCCACGCTCGTCGAGGATGGTGCGGTCACGCCACACCGGGCGCTCCTCCCACTCCGGCTCGCTGGTGATCTGGACGCGGTACAGGTGATGGCTCATGCGTTGGCTCCGTTCTTCTTCGGCAGCTCGAGGGTGCCGTTCGTGTTGATGTGCTTCATGATTCGACGCCAGGCATGGTCCTGACCCTTGGCCGTTAGTCGCCCGACCGCGTAGGCGTGTCCGTTGTCGGCGGTGTCCTTGTGCGTGTACGCGAGGCCGCGGCGCTCAGCATCGGCGGTCGCGTGGCCCTCGTCTGTGCGGTTGCCGCGAACGAACAGGCGGATGTGCCCGAGGAAATCGAGAACCACCTTCTGCTTGATCTCGGTGCCATAGGTCTTGCGATGCCACTTCTGGACCTCGCGGGCGAACTCGGTGCGGTGGATCGCCGAGTCGCTACCCGAGTGCGCGTTCGCCTTCGCGACCATCGGCGCGTCCAGCTCGACCTTGCTCGTCAGCGCCTTGTTCTCCGCGCTGAGTGCGCCGACTCTGCTGGTGAGGATCTGGAACACCTCGAGGACCTTCTCGTCCTCGGTGAGCGCACGCTCCGGAGAGACCTCCTCAGCGTCCAGCAGGTAGTCACGGACGCGGCGAGCCACCTCCGAGTCGCGCAACAGCATCCCGAGGCGGAGGACTGCCCGACGGGGGAGGAGGGCGACACGGGCCGACTGGGAAGAGAGGTTCATCTTGAACCTCTCTTCGAACGCGCTCCGAACGACGACGGTGTACCCATCGTCTTCGAACTCTTCGCGGTTGCGCTTGACGAGGGAGGCGATCGCTTCGCGATCTACCTCGTAGAACTCGGCGGCCATGTCGGTCGTCACGTGCATGTCGTCGGGCAGGGTGCGGAGCACGCCAACCTTGTCGAGTACGTCAGTCCTGGCGACGAGAGTGTCCCGCCGCTCGCGGGCGTTCGAGGCGGTGAGGTCGACGGTCATCGTGCGAGCACCGTCATCATGCTGGTGGTTGCTCATGCCGCACCGCCATCGGTGAAGACCTTCGCCGACTCGATCAGTTCGGCGCCAACGACGGCCGCCTGGGCGGGCGTGAAGTTGATGTCGAACAACACCGGCCCCGCCGAAATGGCCAGCGAGACCACATCATTGCCGAGGCGGTCTTCTCCGGGGGCCGCGACAACCTGCAGGCCATCGGTGTTGATGACGATCTCGGGCTCGGCGAAGAACGTCGGCGTCGAGTGCTGGGCCCCTTGTGTCGCCGTCGTCGGTGCTTGTACCTTGTCCGTAGACATTGGATTCCTTTCCAGGGTGTTTGTGTCGTTTCCCGCTGTGGTGCTGGTAACACCCGCGGGGTGGCCCTCAAGCGTCAGTTCGCTTGGGGGCCGAGTCATTGATGTGGTCGGGTTCATCCGGCTGCGGCCTCCTGCTCGGCAATCCAGGCGAGGACGACACTCTTCCGCCATACCCGCCGCCGGCCGAGAGTGAAGCTCTTCGGCCCCTCGCCGACTGCCGCCCAATGCCGCCATGTGCCAACCGGAATGCCTGTGCACTCGGCGCACTGTTTGGCCTGCCAGAACTCGTCCTTGGCAAGATCGTCCGTACGATCACTCATCGGATTGCCCATCTAGATCGCGGCCACACCCGAGCGAGCGGGCCTTGTAGTCGACGCGAATCGATCCGGCGGGCAGTCCGTAGGCAATCTCGATGGCCTCGATCAGCTCGACACTGGCGCCGCGGTGCCCGTTCTCGACGGCGCTGATTGCTCCGCGGCTGTACCTGTGCCCGGTCTCCTGCTGGATCCGCTCGATCAGCATGTCGATCGTCTGTCCCGAAACGGTGCGGAGGTGTCGAATCGAGATGTGCGGTGGCGTCTTCGCCGCCCGCTGGTTGAGGTAGCGACTTCGCGCTGGGTTCGTCGTCTTCACGAAGATGAGATTACAGGCAAACTCAAGCTGTTGCCAAGGTGTTAGGCGGGAAAACCTTGGATCTACCTGGGAAACCACATTGGTGTGAGTATCTGCTGGTCAATGCCCACCGCTCGGTTTCTGTGAATGAACTTTGGTTTGCCGAAGATCTAAGGCATGCTGTCCAGCATGGCAAACGATGTTGAGCGTCTTGGCCGATACGTTGCGGACCGACGCAAGGATCTAGGACTTAGCCAGATTGATGTCTGGCACAAGGGCGGACCCTCCAACAGCACGCTCACCGGTATCGAGAACGGGACGGCAAAATCGGTGTCGACCTCAACTCTCCGCAAACTCGACACGGCCCTGAATTGGACGCCGGGAAGCGCCCGGAGTGTGCTGAGCGGACAAGAGATCATCGGCGAGGTCACCGTCCCCAAGCAGACCGACCAGAGTGAAGCAACCGCAGCGGAACCACGCGATCCTGGTGAGTGGTCAATGAAGGTTCATCCCGTTCCGGAAACCGAAATCCTGAACCTGATCTTCGCGAGCTCTCGCTTGGCTGTGGTCGCCGGCAGGGCAGAGCAGGGGTCAGCCTCGGCCGACGAGCTCGTGCAAGCGGCACGCGTGATGGGAGATGCTGTGCAGCCTGTCATTGAGAGCTTCTTCGGCGGCACGGAACAAATGCGACAGTTCGCGCAGATGCTGATGCGCTTCACGGGCCCGGAAGCTGAAGGGCCACAATCCGAGCCTGAGCGGACCGGCGACAATGACTCCGCGTCGTAACCGCCGCGCCGGCGTCGAAGACCTGTGGTGGAAGACCGACCGGCGGCCTGACGGGACGACAGAGAAGGTGGAGTCGAAGCTCCACGGGAAGGGCAAGCGCTGGCGTGCCCGGTATGTCGACGAGCATGCCCGTGAGCACACTCAGCGATTCGACCGCAAAGTCGACGCCCAGAAGTGGCTCGACACAGTGGTCTCAAGTCAGGTCACCGGAACGTACGTGGATCCAGTCCTCGGCAAGGTGACGTTCGCCAGCTTCTACAAGGACTGGTCCTCGCGACAGGTGTGGGTGCCGACGACCGTGCGGGCGATGGATCTGGCCGCGAACAACGTCACGTTCGGAAACGTCGCTTTGTCCGACCTCAAGCCATCGCACATCGAGACATGGGTGAAGGAGATGCGGGACAAGCCGCTGCAGCCGGGCACGATCAAGACGCGCTTTCAGAATGTCCGCTCAGTCTTGCGCGCCGCGAAGCGCGACAAGATGCTCGCCGAGGATCCGACCGAGCGCATCACGCTCCCCCGCCGGCGCCGTGCCGAGGCGGCGATGGTCATCCCGACACCCGAGCAGGTGGGCAAGCTACTCCACTGCGCCGATGACGACTTCAAGGCGTTCGTTGCGCTGGCAGCGTTCGCTGGTCTGCGTCTCGGTGAGGACGCCGCGATTCAGGTCGGCGACATCGACTTCCTACACCGCGAGATTAAGGTGCAGCGTCAGGTGCAGCGCGCCAACGGTGGCGAGGTCGAGCTGCGCGCACCGAAGTACGGCAGCGAGCGGACGGTGCCCGCGCCGAAGGGCCTCCTCGAGGTGCTCGCCGAGCACATCCGCCTGTTCGTCGGCGGCGCGCCGACCGCGTGGCTGTTTCCCGGCGAGAACGGCCACCCGTGGCACCAGAACTCGGTCGGCTATCGGTGGCGCAAGACGCGAGAGTCCGCGGGCCTGGACACCCTCAAGCTGCACGACCTTCGACACTTCTACGCCTCGGGTCTGATTGCAGCGGGGTGCGATGTGGTGACCGTGCAGCGTGCCCTTGGGCACCACTCTGCAACGGTCACCCTCTCGACGTACTCGCACCTGTGGCCGGATGCGAACGACCGCACTCGCAAGGCTGCGGACGACCTGTTCCAGATGTCCACGAAATCTACTGCGTACTCACTGCGTACCGAGGCGGGTAATCAAGCCTCTGACCAAGACCTCTAG